TATTGATGATAATTTTTCTTCAAAATCTGTCCAATCATTATTAGATAAGAGATATTTATTAGATAGAAAGATGACTGATTTGACAAAGGAATTAACATCATTGGAAGATGAATTATCCGATGCCAAATCATCGTATGACAAATATAGTGGTTTGACGAAAGAGTTTGATAAAGAAACTCTTATGAAAAACAAAGAAAAAATTGATGATGTTAGAAACAAACTTACACAATTTGAAGCGGATTTGAGAAGTGTAAAGTTAAAAGTCCAACATTGTCAAGATAAAATTGACAATCTGAAAGACCATGAATACGATCCTAATTGTCAATTCTGTGTAAACAACGTCTTTGTAAAGGATGCAGAAAAGGCAAAATCACTTATATGGGGTTATGAACAAGACCGTGATGAATTGATTTTTGAAATAAAAACACTTGAAAAAGAATTTTCAAACAATTCATCGGTATATTCTGAATTAGAAAAATTACATAGTCTTGAAAATAGTGCTTTCAAATATGAAAAACAAATCTACTCAATAGAAAAGAGTATATTTTCGGTAAAGGAAGAAATCACAAAAATTGGTGAAGAACTATCAACGGTTGATAGTCAAATTGAAAAGGTAAACGAAAACGAAGATACAATCAATCAGAATAACAAAATACAATCAGAGATTGATGAACTTGAAACAGAAAAGAATAATTCTTTGAAGATTGAATTGAAAAAGATTGATGAAAACATTTTAGAATATAGTGGAAATGTTAAGGTTAGTGAGAAAACAATAAACGAATGTGAAGTTTCAATTCAAAAGTTAAAAGACCTTGAAAATGAATATGAAGCATACGATTATTATTTGAAGGCGGTAAACAGAAACGGTGTTCCGTATGAATTGATTAGTAATGCTTTGCCAAGTATTCAAGAAGAAACAAATAACATATTGGCAAACATTGTTGATTTTCAAGTTCTTTTCGATACGGATGGTAAGAGTATAAACACTTACATAGTTTATGACAATGACCGTTTTTGGAATTTGGAATTGTCAAGTGGAATGGAAAAGTTTATTTCATCACTTGCAATTAGAACAGCATTGATACAAGTTTCGTCTTTACCAAGACCAAACTTTATTGCGATAGATGAAGGATTGGGTGTTCTTGATCCAACAGTTATGGCAAACTTCTCTCTGTTCATGGAGTATTTGAAAACACAATTTGAGTTTGTCATACTTATATCACACATAGATAGTGTTCGTGATATGGTTGATAACCATATTGAAATTAAGAAGGAAAACGGATTTTCTAAAATAGAGAATTAGGATGGTAGAATACAAACGACTTAAACGTAATCTCATAAATATAGCTACACAATTTGTAGATAATTCTGAATTATCTCCAAATTTTTTTAATATAACGTCTATACCAAATTACTTTACAGCCGGTAAAAATTCGTTCAAAATAAAACCAAATTTTAATTATCTATCTCAAAACTATCCAATATACATAGAAGTATTGGATGCAAATGGAAACAATGTTTTCCATCACGTAACTACTGCAGATGAAGCAGACGGAACAAAAATAGTATCTGTTTATGTTTATAGAACAGTTGCTCTCGGTAGTGGAACGATTACATTTATAGGCACTTCAAATTTTGATTCAAAATTAAATAGATTAACACAAACCGAAGTAAAACAAAACAACATTAGATTTGTTTACAAAATTGGTGTTGATAAATTCAAACCAAATGACAATGACATTATATTTGAAAACACTCCAGAAGTTAGTATAACTGAAAAAAAGTATTCTGTTATTGAAGATAGATTTAATGGTTCATCTAAAAAAACAACCAAAACGGGAACTGTAAGATACTCATTAGAAAGTGGAACTCCAAAATTATTTTCTCTTGGAGAAACATTTAATGACAACTATGTTGGAGCAACAATATCCTTTCCTTACTTATCTGATGAACATACACCACTTACAACATATACAACTACAAGTTTTGATTATAGTGCAAGTATAATTTCAGTTGATAATAACTATTCAATGACACTTGATAATAGATTGTCATTGATAGGAACCGATGGTGAAGTAACAGACCTAACAACATCGGAAGTTCAACCATATTTTCTTTCATACAATCAAAATTCTACTGGCAAAAATATAACACAAAATGTTAAAAATTATGCCCGTATAGATATAAACAAAATAGATCCCGCCGTTGGTCATGTTAGTAGAGTAAAAGTATTTGCTAAAAGTAAAAACGATCCAAGTGCTGATTACAAAACATTGTATGATGCAAACATTGAACCAAAAAATATATTGATTGATTCAAGTTCACTAATAATAGATTATGAAATTGGAAAATTTAGTGTTGCCGCAAATGCAACTATTGCTGGACAACCATCTACATTTTCATTAAATTCATTAAACTATTGGTCAGTAGAATCTGTAAACGGTGCACCAACACCATCAACTGCACTTTACAATACTGATAAATTTACTGGTATAGAAGCAACACTTTCTATCGGTGCATTGACTGATAATCAAGCACTTCTGATAGCACAATCTTCAAGTGTTAGCACACCCTATTACAAAGATACTTTGTATCAAGTAGATTTTGATGCATACCGATATAGACCGAGTAATGATAAAAGGGATCCAAAACTTGAAGTTTATATTTCTGGTAGTGGATTCAATGGTGATACCGAATATGGTAAGTATGTAGGAACTATCGAATTAAACAATACCGATTCTCAATTCAGTTTGAACAATAGTCTTTCAATCGCACCTGATAAAGATGGTGACGGTCACTTAAAGTTTTTAGTTCATACTGGAGTTGTTTTACAAAATATAGAAGTAAAAGAAACGGTAGAATTTGGATTTACACCAAAAAGGACAACCATATATGTTCCTATGGATCAAAACCATAAGTTAGAATATATGGATTTCAAATTACAATACTTTAATGATACTTTACGTGAATCTAATGTTGAAACTGTAAACAATGATGTATTTTTTGAAGGGGGAAATGTATACATCCAAGGTGATGACAATATGATTTCCGGTTCAACATTTCTATCGTCATATACACAAAGTGGCATGCAATTATATGCAAATGCAAATAATACACCGGGTTCGTCTGGATCTGCTATAAACCCATATCAATATCAAGGTGTTCAAAATGCAATAAACAATCCAAATAATCCATCAAGTTTTGGGTGGGGTTTAACAACCGGAAATCCGTATAATCAAGCAGCGGGAACTTTTTCACAAAATAGTATAAACATGATAAATGAATGTGGTTCCACATTCAATTTTGGATCAACACCTTCAAGTTTTGATTTGTTTATATTGGGTTCAAGTTCTGAATTTCTTTTGGGTTGGAGTGGTTCATATAATCCTGTTTTTGGAAGTGGTGGAACCGGAGGGGGTGGTAGTTGTAACAATGGAACTTGTGGTGAATCTTATATTAGATGGGATGGGTGTAAAGTAATAATAGAAAATGCTGTAATAAATGGTTCTACAAGTGGTGCAGGTAGTGCGGGAACACACGGAACAAGTGGAACTTCTGGAACATCTGGACAAACAGGTTCAAGTGGAACATCTGGTCAAAACGGTTCATCTGGAACATCTGGACAAAACGGTTCATCGGGTTCTTCTGGAACATCCGGTCAAACGGGTTCAAGTGGAACATCCGGTCAAACGGGTTCAAGTGGAACATCTGGAAATTCTGGTTCTTCTGGATCATCCGGAACTTCTGGAGAAAACGGTTCATCCGGAACTTCTGGAGAAAACGGTTCATCTGGTAGTAGTGGAACTTCTGGTATAAGTGGTTTACAAGGAAATTCTGGAACATCTGGAAGTAGTGGAAGTTCTGGAACATCTGGATCTAATGGAACATCTGGAACTGCTGGACTTTCTGGTGATAAATACACAACAACATCAACAACTTCAAATACAATAGGAACTGGATCAAAAACATTTACAGTTGATACGGGATTACAATTAAGCGTAGGTCAGAATGTAATAGCTGCATATAATAGTTCTAACAAAATGGAAGGTGATATTACTTCCTATAATAGTGGAACTGGACAATTAGTAATAAATGTAACAATAACAACTGGTAGTGGAACGTATTCAACTTGGAGTGTATCTCTATCTGGTTCACCTGGTCCACAAGGCACCGGTGGAACATCTGGAACATCTGGAACATCTGGAACATCAGGTTCATCTGGAACATCTGGAACATCTGGACAAAATGGTTCATCTGGAACGTCTGGACAAAATGGTTCATCCGGAACATCGGGTTCATCTGGAATAACTGGTATAGCTGGGACATCCGGAAGTAGCGGAAGCAGTGGAACTTCTGGATCATCTGGAACTTCTGGAACTTCTGGAATAAAAGGACTTGATGGTTCATCGGGAACTTCTGGATCAAGTGGAACTTCTGGTCAAAGTGGATCTTCAGGAAGTTCTGGAACATCTGGTAGTAGTGGTAGTAGTGGAATGGGAGGAACTGCAGGAACATCGGGAAATACTGGAACTGCTGGTTCATCTGGAACTTCTGGTGCAAATGGAACTTCTGGAACTTCTGGCCAAAATGGAACTTCTGGAACATCTGGATTTAATGGTTCATCCGGAACATCAGGTTCATCTGGAACTTCTGGATCATCTGGATCATCTGGATCATCTGGAACTGCTGGATTATCTGGTGACAAATACTCAACAACGTCTACTGATGTAATAGATTTAGATACCGTAAGTGGAAATATAACTATAACGATTGGAACTGGATTATCTTATATTGCTGGTCAAAACATAGTTGTTTCTTATGATGCTAATAATAAAATAATAGGAACAGTTGTAACATACACATCCGGAACGGGTTCACTAACATTTACAGTAAATGAGGTAATTGGTAATGGAACATATAGTGTTTGGAGAGTTTCGATTGCGGCTCTTAATGGAACATCTGGAACTTCTGGATCATCAGGAACATCTGGTAGTAGTGGATCATCAGGAACATCTGGTAGTAGTGGTTCATCTGGAACTTCTGGAACTTCTGGAACCTCTGGAATTTCAGGTTCATCTGGAACTTCCGGAATAGATGGAACTTCTGGATCATCCGGAACATCTGGTCAAAGAGGGACTTCTGGAACATCTGGAACATCCGGTAATTCAGGAACTTCTGGATCATCTGGAACTTCTGGATCATCTGGAACTTCTGGATCAAGTGGAACTTCTGGCTCATCAGGAACATCTGGTTCATCTGGTTCTTCTGGTAATAGTGGAAGTAGTGGTTTAGATGGAACATCGGGAATTTCTGGAACATCTGGTAGTAGTGGTTCATCTGGAACATCCGGAACTTCTGGAACCTCTGGAGCAAGAGGTGTGGATGGCATAAACGGATCATCTGGAACATCTGGTTCATCTGGAACAGCTGGAGTTACCGGTTCATCAGGAACATCTGGTTCTTCTGGAATCACCGGAACATCTGGAACCAGCGGTAATTCTACTGCTAAAGCCGGCAATATACAAGCTATAAATTTTACGGGATTACCAAGAACAGCTGCCGTAACATTTGGTACATCATTTAGTGATGCAAACTATGCAGTAACGGTTACAGGTGAAGACCAAAGAACATGGACAATTCAAGCCAAAACAGCAGCAGGTTTTACTATAAATTCAAATGCAAATGATGCATTGACTGGACCAACATATTGGATTGCTATTCCGTATGTATCATAATTAAATTTTAATCAATATATTGGGTATAAAAATGCCACCATTATACGTAAGTTCAGGTAGTTTTGATAATTTTGAAGTAACCGCTTCCGCAGTTTTATCAGGAAGCACAACTATACTTAGCGGTAGTTTAACTGGTTCAATATCTGGATCACTTAATGGTTATTCTGGATCTCTTAGTTGGTTAGATACTTTTGCTAGTTCATCAAATATACTATCCGCATCATTTAATACATTAACTGGATCATTCAATATATTATCTAGTTCATTTAAGAAAATAACAGGATCATCGGATGTTGCAATATATGTATCTGGATCAAATACTGTTGGTGGTCCTACATATATTGATTTTCTAAAAGTATCTAATTCTACACCTGCCGTTGCAAATCCAAATAAAACATTTAGATTAGATAATGCAGGAACATTGCAGATAATAGATAGTTCGTATTTGAACAATATATGGTCACTTACTGATGCTGGGATTGTAAAAATACCGAGTGCTGCCGGTAAACAAACACAATTAAAGGCAACGGGAAGTGTAATAAGTTTTAATAATGATGGTGGTCAGATATTCGATGACGGCAATTTTCACATACATAGTTTGAATCCAGATGGTTCTTTTTGGTTGAATGCATCTGGATCCGGTAAATTGATAATAAATGCACAAACTGGTGCAACTGGTGGCGTTTTAATAGGAACACAAACTCAAGCAGGATATGTGACGATAAATGGAAGTGCTAATGTAAATTATTCATACGCATATTTAGCAAATATCGTTCCTGCACCATATACTGGAACTTCTTCTGGATTGTCACCATATTCATTAACTGCAAATGCACGAATACAGGCATCAGAATTTAATGCAACATCCGATGAAAGACTTAAAAACATAATAGGTAAAATAAAATTAGCAGATGCTATTAGGTTTATCAAGGGTGTTGATTCTATTCAATTTACTTGGAAAGATGAATTGGATAAGGGAATTAAAACGGGATATTCTGCCCAACAACTTGTAAAAATGGGTTTTGATCATTTAGTTGGTGGTGTTCCAAAACCAGGATTAGAGGAAACAATAGATAATGATGGATTTATTTCACCAGAGGATATTCAACTTGTAGTAAACAATGATCAAATAACACCGTATCATAGTTTATTGATACAACATCTTTTAGAAAGAATAGAAAATTTGGAAAAAAGGTTGTTAGATTCAAATAATTGATATTTATATTGGAACTAACGAGAGAGAATAATTGCCAAGTACACAAAGAGACTTAACCAATCTATTTGTTTCCGAATCATATTATAGATTGCTTCAAACCGATCCTGTTGATGATTCAACACTTCTTGATGGAACTGGATCTCTTGTTACGTTATTAGCTGTTTCTGGAACAGTAGACGCTTATTACTTCAAAGGTGATGGATCCCAATTAACTAACATTGGTGCAGCATCTTTACCAAGTGGAATAGTATCTTCATCGGTTCAAACAGTATCACATCTAGTTGGAACAAATATCATATCAAGTTCTCAACAAAAAAATGTGTTAGGACTTGCAACCACAGACTCACCAACATTCAATAATCTTACTCTAACTGGTGACTTAACTGCTAGACAACTAATAATATCTTCATCCGTAATAAATGTAACTCAATCATTTAGTAGTGGTTCAAATATATTCGGTAATGATATATTAGACACACACCAATTTACAGGTTCAGTTTATGTTTCTGGATCTGTATATGGGACATTTGTTGGTGACGGTAGTGGTCTTACCAATCTTGTTGCTGCTGGGACAATTTCATCTTCACAACAAATACAAAATTTTGGTTTCATTACTTCAAGTGTTTGGGATGAAATTCAAAACAAACCAAGTGGTATTGTAACGAGTTCTGTTCAGATATTAGGTGGAACCGGAATAATATCATCTTCTAATCAAAGAAGTTCTATTGGATTGGGAACAACCGATAATGTTGTTTTCGGTAATATATCTGGCAGTAACTTAACAATAGATGGAAATGCTTTTATAGATGGAACACTTACTGCTAGAACTTATGTTGTATCATCTTCTATTGTAGATATACAATCAATAAAAGCATCCGGTTCAACTCAATTTGGTGATACCGTAGATGACACACATCAATTTACTGGTTCGTTGTTTTTAAGTGGTTCATTGACATCACAAGGAACTATAACTGCTCCACTTTTTAGTGGTGTATTTTCTGGTGTAATATCATCATCACAACAAATTCACGATTTAGGGTTTGTTACTAACGGTGAATTGAGTGGTAGTGTATATTGGGATAACATTCTAAATAAACCAAGTGGTATTGTGTCAAGTTCAACACAAACATTATCACATTTATTTGGAACAAACATAATATCTGGATCAGGTCAAAGGGATGTTTTGGGTTTAGCAGAATCCGATTCACCAAGATTCAATACCCTTTATGCAACAAATGGTAATTTTGACGGAAATCTACTCGTTGGTGGAACGATAACTGCTAGAACGTATGTGGTATCTTCTTCGGTTGTAAATATACAAACATTGTATGCATCTGGATCTTCAAGATTTGGTGATACACTTGACGATACTCACCAATTTACTGGTTCATTAAGTGTTACTGGAAGCACAACTTTGACTGGTGACTTATTGGTATTTACTGGTTCTGCATATATGAGCGGTAGTCTAAATGTTGAAGGAACATTTGTATTACCAACAATAAATGAATTACCAATAATAGATTCAACTGGTAGTTTAGTGATTTCAGGAAGTAATCTATATTTATTCATATAAACAACTCAAATTTTGGAGAATTAAATGGCAACGTGGAAAAAACTTATAGTATCGGGTAGTGTAGCCGAACTTGCATCGGTGAGTGCATCGGTTGGAGTGTTAGTCGGTACTAATCAACAAATTCAAACAACCCAGGCAAATACCCGTCTTACTGGTTCTTTCACAGGTTCATTTGCCGGTGATGGTAGTGGATTAACAAATGTAACTGCAACTGCAACATTTCCTGCAGTTGAAATTACTAATTTAACATCCGGTAACAAATTTTTTACAAGTGATGGGACAAATTCATTTACAACCTATGGAAATCTTTTAACAGATCTTGCAGGTAGTGGTATATCAGTTGAAGGAACAGATAGTCTTTCTGTTAATTCAGGATCATTACAAACATTTTTCAATTCATCATCTTATGCGGGTGTAAGTGGTGATATTCTCATCGATGCATCAACTGGTGTTGCATCTATACAAGCTAATTCAGTTGCATTAGGAACTGACACAACTGGTAATTATGTTGCTACTGTTTCCGGTTCTGGTGCTATTGTGTCAAGTGCAACAACTGGAGAAGGAAGCACACCCGAAATTACTTTGAATACTGCATCAACAACATTTACAAGTGGTGTTGTTTCTGCTCTTCCTGCTGGAACAGTTAGTGGTTCATCACTAACAACTGGTGGTCAAGGTAGTGTAACACTTACAACAAATGGTGTTGCTCAAACTGTTGATTTAGGATTGGAACAATCTGATAGTCCAACATTCGTTGATTTAACATTGACCGGTGATATTACTGTTGGTGGACAAGACATTAAATCGAATGGTGGAACAACCGCAATTACTTTGAATGGTGCAAATGCAACTGTTGCTGGAAATCTTACTGTTTCCGGTGATTTATCCGTTGTTGGTAGTGTAACTGAATTTCAAGTTGCAAACTTAAATGTTGAAGACCAATTTGCATTACTCGCATCTGGATCGGGAACAACTGATGCTGGTATTATTGCTGCTTCCGGTTCTATAAATGCTGGTTCAGCACTATATCACGATATTACAGATAATAGATGGGCAGTTGCAAAGTCTGTTGCATCTAATGCTACTGCTGTTACACCACTTGAATATGTTACAACTGTTAAAGTTCAATCGGGTGTTCCATCAACACAAGAATATGGTGTTGGGGAAATGTATGTAAATACTGATAACGGTGAAATTTTTATTTACACATAATTTTTTGATCTAATAATAAAATTTTGTATATTTGTTATGAGAAAAATAATAGGTTTTATCATGGGTTTAGTTAAAAAAGAAAACAATGAAAATAATCCGATACCTCCAATTCCTCCTTTTTCCAAGGAGGAGTTGGAGTTTTTATTGAAACTGGTATCCGATTGCACATTTAAGGGCAAAGAAGTTCAAGTTGTATATGACCTTGTTTACAAACTTCAACAGTTATATCTAAAATGAGTTTAACATTAAAAAATAATGGTGGTAACGGTGGATTTCTATTAAGAAGCACTGGCGGTAATGGTTCATTATCATTAACATCTACACCACAATTAGTTACAGACGGACTTACATTACAATTAGATGCAGGTGATACAGCTTCATACATTGGTAGTGGAACGACTTGGACTGATATAGCAGGAACACAAGAAAACATTACATTAGTTGATTCACCAACATTTACGTCAGGAATACCATCATATTTTACATTTAACGGTTCAACACAAAGAGGTAGTGGAACTGGTTCAGTTTTATCATCAACTTCATATACAAAATCAGTTTGGTTTTACTTAAATTCTTATGCGGATAATAATTTAGTCAGTAGTGAATCAGGAGGACATTATATGTTTTTTGGTGGCGGAACTAAAATGTATGCAGGTAATTCAAATTGGGCTGGATTTCCAAATAACTTACAATCAACTACAACGTTTTCTTTGTCTACTTGGTATAATGCTACAATAACATTCAATACTACTGACGGAATGAAACTGTATGTTAATGGAATCTTGGATAAAACATATACTACTGTAAAGACTGCATATACTGGAAACGGTTCAATAAACATTGCAGCTTATGGAGTTGGGAATCTATTAAATGGTAGAATTTCAAAAGTGTATTGTTACAATAGAAGTTTAACCGATGCAGAAGTTTTGCAAAATTACAATGTTGATAAATCACAGTTTGGATTGTAAATAAATTAAAGGTGTTTTGTGAAAAAAGTTTTGTTTATTGTCCCCCATCTTTCAACGGGTGGACTGCCTCAATATACACTATCACTAATAAAAAAAATAATGAACGATGTTGATGTCTACTGTATAGAGTATTCTATGATAGCAGACATTTTTGTTGTTCAAAGAAAACAAATAGTTGAATTATTAGGCGATAAGTTTTATTCTCTTAAAAACGAAAAAGAAGAATTGAATGAAATTGTAGATAAAATACAACCAGATATAGTTCATTTACAAGAACTTCCAGAGTATTTTATGTCTGGATATGTTGCTAATGATTTATATTCTATTGATAGAAAATACACTATCGTTGAAACTTCTCACGATTCTTCTTTTGATACAAAAAAGAAGTTATATTTTCCAGATTATTTTGCACTAATATCCGAATACCAAAGACAAAATTTTTCAAAATTAGATATACCGATACAGATTGTTGAATCAGACATAGAGTATAAAGAGAGAGGAGATAGAAGAACTGGTTTGGAAAAATTAGGTTTGAATCCAAGTCTAAAACACGTTTTGAATGTTGGTTTATTTTCGCCAAGAAAAAATCAAAGAGAGATTTTTGATTATGCAAAAAATATGTTAAACTATCCAGTGCAGTTTCATTTTGTTGGTAATCAAGCTTCAAATTTTGAAAACTATTGGTCTCCGTTGATGAAAGATATTCCATCTAATGTTAAAATTTGGGGTGAAAAATCTAACGTTGATGACTTTTATTCTTGTATGGATTTATTTCTATTTACATCAAGGGGTTCGGAACATGACAAAGAAACAAGTCCACTTGTTATACGAGAGGCAATAGGGCATGGTATTCCGTCTTTAATATACAATCTTCCAGTTTATATGGATATGTATAACAAATATGACATAATAAATTATCTTGATTTTGAAAACAAGGAAAAAAATCTATCCTTGATAATAGACAAACTAGGATTTTCAACCGATCATATAGACAAAAAATTAGTTGAAGATACAATATCTGAAAGTAGATTTACAGTTGAATATGATAATAAAGAAAATAAAATTACATATTCATATAATCGTGATTTAGAAAATGTAATAATTTCTGTAAAAGATATAGATTCTAATGTTGTTATGTGGTCGGTGAAACATGATAGATACGAAAATAATCAAAAATTTTGGACAATACCTATACCAAAAAATTATTACGATTGTGAAACCGAACCTACTTTTGGTGGTTTTAATGTTGAGATATACTCGAATGGTAAGTTTTTGGATAGCAAACGTATTCGTATAAAAAATCCAAGTGTTGAAAAACCATTTATACATCTTAAAAATACAACAGAACCTACTTTTTTCAATTACAATGAATTTTTTATTGATAAGATATATGATCCTTATCTAAAAGGAAAAAATTTTAATACGGTTGTTGATGTTGGTGCAAATGTTGGTATGTGGATAGAATACATACGAAGTGTATCAAACGTAGAAAAAGTTTATGCAGTTGAACCAAATACAAATGCATTGAAAACTTTAAGGGATTCTTTTAATGATATAAATGTTGTAGATGCCGCATTGCATTACGAAGATGGTAAATTGAGTTTGTATACCCATGATAATAACTCAACTGTATCTTCGATAGAAAATCACTCTACATTTTCCTCAACATATTCGGTTGATGCAATAACTTTGAAAACATTTGTAAAGCAAAATAAAATTGAAAAAATAGATTTACTTAAAGTTGATATAGAATCTGCTGAATACGATTTGTTTAATTCATTTGATTCCGAAGATTTTTTAATAATAGATAATATATTGGTAGAATATCATTTGCTTGGAAACCGATATATGAAAGATGTTTTTGATTTATCATCAATGTTAGAAGAAAATGGATATAAAACTAATATGAGAAATATGAACTCTGTTGGTGGTTTTATCTTTGCAACAAAAAATAAAAAGTCTACCGTTGGTAATGATGAAGATATTATTCGTGTTTTAGATTCAAACCCTTGTCCCGAAAAAAGAGATATTGCAAATCTTGTAAACCGTTTATATCCAAATGGTGTTGGTATAGAGATAGGTGTTCTTCGTGGCGATTACTCAAAAATAATTTTAGATAGATGGCACAATGGGACTTTATACATGGTAGATACTTGGAGACATATTCCAGAGTATATCGATTTGAATGGTAGGGATGACGAATATCATTATGAGTGTATGATACAAACTGCTAAATCTATAAAAGACCATCAACATCGTGCTCACATGATACGAATGGATAGCGTTAAATGTGCTGAACTTTTTCCGGATGAATACTTTGATTTCATTTATATTGACGCAGATCATTCTTATGAGGCCGTCCAAAGAGATTTACAAGTTTGGTGGCCAAAGGTAAAAAAGGGAGGATTGTTTACAGGAGATGATTATATTCCAGAAGACGGAGATATTTGGTTGATTAACAATAATGATGGGACAAAAAAATATGCTGGGAAATTTGGTGTTCGTAAGGCAGTAAATGAATTTGCCGATGAACATAAATTAAAAATATATTCAACAACACAAGAACCATATTGGAAACAATGGTATACTTTCAAACCTTTTTAATGGAAATATATTATGGTAGTATTTTTGTATAGTGATAAAAATTGTGAACATCAAGCGATATGTTGTATCAAATCATTGACACATAAAATAACGGATGATGTAAAAATAGTTTATTACACAATAGGATTTGATAGTGATTTTCAATTTAAGAATCTCCACAAAATTAGAATTGAATTGAAACCAGAATATCCAACATTTCATTACTATAAATCAGATTTATCATTACTTACTATGAATCTGTTTCCAAATGAACACTATATTTTTACAGATACAGATGTTCTTTTTTCTCGAAGATTTGATTTTAGTAAAACAACTCATATTGAAAATTATCCAATAGCAAGTTATGGTCCACATGAATATCCATTTATGTATTATGAAGAAAATGGATCTAGAATAATTTTTAATGAATTACCTTTAATGAAGTATTTTAATGTTGAAAAAAGAAGTCAAAGGTATGTTTGGTCTTGTTTCTATTCATTCAATCCAAGTTGTAAAGACTTTTTTGAAGAATACATTTCAATATGTAAAAATAAATACCTTATGGATAAAAGAAAAGACTATTTTCCTTATGCAGATGAGACACCTTTTAATATATGTCTGTGGAAAAGAAATGCTACTAAAAACTATGAATTTGGTTTTGTCAATACTCATCGCTTGGAAACAGTTAAAGCAGTAGAAAACGGTATATCAAATAAAACTTTTGAGAATGCAGTTGATAGACTTGGTAATGAGTGGGAATACGTTGTTGATTCTGAAAAGGTTTTGATATATCATGGATTCAAAGAAAAAGATAGTATGGTTGAATCGTTAAATTATTTGATAAACATATAATTGGTTTTATTTATGAAAATTGCACAAGTAAATTTAGGTTTACTTCCAATACCACCTAACTCGTGGGGAGCTGTTGAAAAAATAATTTGGGACTATAAAATTGAATTAGAAAAACTCGGTCATACTGTGTCTATACCATATTCAAATGAAGTTGAAAAAGATATGTATGATATTGTTCATGTTCATGTATGGAATCATGCATTGGAAATGTATGAAAAAGGAATACCTTACATATTTACTTGTCATGATCATCATTTATATTTGAATGGGAAAGATACAAAAATGTATCAAGATAATTTAAGAGCAATGAGATTGGCTCAAATTGCATTTGTTCCTGCAAAGTATTTAGTTGATTATTTTGATAATGTTCCTGTTTATTTGGAACATGGTGTTAGAATAGATAATTTTGTTGAAAATACACCGAATAAAAAACCAAGATTGTTATGTGTTGGTAATAATGGTCTGGCTAATGATGATTTATTTGATAGGAAAGGATTTAGATATGCAATAGAAGCTGCTAAAAAATTAGATATGAATGTAACAGTTGTTGGTCCAACAAATGTAAACAAAAAATTTTTTGAACATAACAAAGATTTGACAGAAGATAATGTGACTATTTTATACGATTTAGATGATAAAAATTTAATAGACACATTCAGTAAACATGATATTCTTGTTCATGCAACATCAGTAGAAGCCGGTCATCCTCCACTTACGATACTAGAAGCGGCGGCATCTGGATTACCAGTATTAACAACAGATTGTTCTGGTGATTTACATACAACTTTGATAAATAGAGATTCAAATGATGTTGTTGAAAAAATAAAATATGTAATGAAAAATTACAATCTTGAAAGAGAAAAAACTATTACTAGTGTTAAACAATTTGATTGGAAAAATGTTGTGAAAAAAATGAATAAAACATACGAAAAGGTTGTTACTAATGACATGAGAAGTTCAATTCTCAATGTATATGATTCTGTTAAGAAAGTTAATTTTGAAAACAAAATAAATTTTTCTTTCAAAGAAGGTGCAATGGTAGAAATTACCGGACAAAAACAAGGAATTTATACAATATCATTCATAGATGACGATACAAACGAAGTTCTTTATCAAAATGATATTCTTACAAATTCTTGGGCAAAAACAAATAGAAGATATTTTACAAATTGGAGAGTTGTTGTAACAGAAAACGGTGTAAAAAAGGCAGAACACAAATTAAATTTGAAGGGTAAAAAAGTTCTAATAAAATTAGATTCAAATTGTCTTGGTGATACAATAGCTTGGTTTCCATATTTTGAAGAATTTAGAAAAAAACACCAATGTGATTTGTATGTGTTTACTTTTAATAATAAATTATTTGAAGGTAAATATCCAAAAATAACTTTTCTAAAAACAGTAAATGAAATACTTGCATTGGAAGATGTTTATGCGTCATACCTGATTGGTTGGTATTTTGACACAAAAAAAGGATATGATGATACTATAAATAAGATTCCTGGAAACAAAATACCACTTCAACAAGCTGCTTCTGATATTTTAGGATTGGATTTTGTTGAAATAAAACCAAAATTAAAAGATTTGCCAGAATATATTACACCCAAACCTTATATTTGTATTGCAACAAATTCTACTGCTCAAGCTAAATTTTGGAATAATCCAACGGGTTGGCAAGAATTGGTTGATTATGTAAAATCGAAAGGGTATGACGTTTACCTTTTATCCAAAGAAGAAGATGGACACATGGGTAATAAACAACCAAATGGTGTAGTAAAAATCAGTAATAAAACACTTGAAGAAATTGGATCCATATTAAAGGGTTCAAAACTTTTTGTTGGTCTTGGTAGTGGTTTAACTTGGTATTCTTGGGCACTAAATGTTCCAACTATATTGATAAGTGGGTTTTCTCAACCGTTTCAAGAAATGAAAGAGGGTATTACTCGTATAATAAATAATGATGTTTGTCATGGTTGTTTTGCTAAACATCTTTTTGACAAAGGAGATTGGAATTGGTGTCCAGAACACAAGGGAACAAATAGACAGTTTGAATGCACAAAGTTTATTACTTTTGACATGGTTAAACCACATATTCAAAAAATACTAAAACTATCTTAATTCCACATATTTATTGGTATTGATATAAACGTGGAGTTCTATTTTGTCTAATTGGAAAAAACTTGTAGTAAGTGGTAGTGGAGCACATCTTGCATCTGTAACTGCTTCTAATGGTTCTATCATATCCGGTTCACTCACCATGAGTGGATCTATAGTAAATGTTGATTACATAGATTTCATAGAAGCAACCGAAAATAAAGTTCCTGCAGAACTTCCAGGACGAATTTATTATGATAGTGAAGAAGATGCTTTAACCGTTTATAGTAATATAGCAGATACCCAATTATATGTTGGTCAAGAAGAACATTATCTTGTAAAAAATAATTCAGGTACAACAATAAATGTTGGACAGTTAGTTATGTTTTCTGGATCAATCGGTAATTCTGGAAGATTAACCACCCAACTATGTGACCAAACAAAGTTGCCATCATCAGTTTATGTGATGGGAATTGCCGCTAATACAATGAATAACGGTGATGATGGTTTTGTAATTAACTTTGGTAAAGTAAAGGGTATAGATGCAACAGGAACTCCTGTTAGCCAAACATGGAATAATGGTGATATATTGTATGTTCACCCAACAATTCCTGGTGCTCTAACAAATCAAACACCATCCGAAGGCAAATGGAAACTGATAGTTGCTGCCGTAGTAAATAACACTGCAAATGGAACTATATTCGTAAGATTAACACCTGCAAATAACATCGGTGAATTGGATAATGTAACCGATAATAGTAGCACAAACGGTGACTTGCTGATTAAAAGCGGTTCGGTTTGGAAAAATTCAAAACAATTAACTGGTTCGTATGGTGTAACTGGTTCGATGGACATTACTGGTTCACTGATAATAAACGGAACAAGTTATACTGCGGCAAGTTCTGGAACAAGTGGAACTGCAGGTTCATCCGGAACTGCAGGTTCTTCTGGAACTGCAGGTTCTTCTGGAACATCTGGCTCATCCGGAACTGCAGGTTCTTCTGGAACTTCTGGTGCAAATGGAAGTTCTGGTTCATCTGGAAGTAGTGGAACATCTGGAGTATCTGGATCATCTGGTTCATCTGGAACCTCTGGTGCAAATGGAAGTAGTGGTAGTTCTGGAACAAGTGGAACTGGTTTTACAACGGTATCAAATGCTGCTGATAACAGAATACTAACATCCGATGGTAGTTCAAATGCTGCTGTTGCAGAAAGTAATTTAACTTTTAACGGTTCAACATTGACCGTTACCGGTGATGCTGTTATTACCGGAAAAATAACTGCTCAAGAATTTCATACCGAATTTGTATCTTCATCTATATTATTTGAAAGTGGTTCAACAAAATTTGGTGATACATTAGACGACTTGCATCAAGTAACCGGTTCAATGAGTATTACCGGTTCCTTGATAATAAATGGAACAAGTTATACTGCTGCTACATCGGGAACATCTGGAACTTCTGGTGCTAATGGAAGTAGTGGAACATCCGGTTCATCTGGAACTTCTGGTTCATCGGGAACATCTGGTTCATCTGGAACTTCTGGTTCATCGGGAACATCTGGTTCATCTGGAACTTCTGGTGCTAATGGTGCTAATGGTTCATCGGGAACATCGGGTTCATCAGGAACATCTGGTTCATCAGGAACTTCTGGTGCTAATGGTGCTAATGGTTCATCGGGAACATCTGGTTCATCGGGAACATCTGGTTCATCTGGAACTTCTGGTGCTAATGGTGCTAATGGTTCATCGGGAACATCGGGTTCATCAGGAACTTCTGGTGCTAATGGAACATCGGGTTCATCAGGAACTTCTGGTGCTAATGGAACATCGGGTTCATCAGGAACTTCTGGTGCTAATGGAACTTCTGGTTCATCTGGTTCATCAGGAACTTCTGGTGCTAATGGAACTTCTGGTTCATCAGGAACATCGGGTTCATCTGGAACTTCTGGTGCAAATGGAAGTAGTGGTAGTTCTGGAACAAGTGGAACTGGATTTAATACTATAAACGGTCCTTTATCTGGAAGAGTCCTAATATCCAATGGAACAACTAATGCTGCTACTGCTTCGGTAAATTTAACATTTGATGGATCAACTTTAACCGTAACTGGAAATACAGTTGTTAGTGGAAGAATAACTGCTCAAGAATTTCACACACAATTTGTTTCCGCTTCAATTCTTTTCAGAAGTGGTTCAACAAAATTTGGTGATACATTAGACGATATTCACCAAATAACTGGTTCAATGTCAATAACTGGATCACTTCAAATTCCTCGATACGCAAGCAATCCAACTGCTTTACTCGGTGGAATTTACTACAATACAGGTGATAATAACATTTATCGTTCAAACGGATCAACTTGGTCATCAGCTGCTGGATCAAGTGGAACTTCTGGTTCATCTGGAACATCAGGTTCATCTGGAACTTCTGGTGCTAACGGTTCTTCGGGAACATCGGGAGTAAATGGTGCAGCTGGTTCATCAGGAACTTCCGGTTCTTCTGGAACTTCTGGTTCATCAGGAACTTCTGGTGCTAATGGAACATCGGGTTCATCAGGAACTTCTGGTGCTAATGGAACTTCTGGTTCATCCGGAACATCTGGTGCTAATGGTGCTAATGGAACTTCCGGTTCATCTGGAACTTCTGGTGCTAATGGTGCTAATGGAACTTCCGGTTCATCAGGAACATCTGGTGCTAATGGTGCTAATGGTTCATCGGGAACATCTGGTTCATCCGGAACTTCTGGTGCTAATGGTGCTAATGGAACATCGGGTTCATCAGGAACTTCTGGTGCTAATGGAACTTCTGGTTCATCTGGTTCATCTGGAACATCTGGTGCTAATGGTGCTAATGGAACTTCTGGTTCATCTGGTTCATCTGGAACATCTGGTGCTAATGGTGCTGCTGGTGCTGCTGGTGCTGCTGGTTCTTCTGGAACTTCTGGTTCATCTGGAACATCTGGAAACACCGGTGTTTCTGGATCAAGTGGAACATCAGGAACATCAGGAACAGTAACATTATCTGGAACAACAGACAATGGTGTTATTACACTAAACGGTTCATCACCTAATGCAACGGTAGAATCAAACTTAACATTTGATGGATCAACATTGGTGCTTACAGGATCAATGTCATTAAGTGGTTCCAAAGAAATTCAATATCCAACATTAGTTTCCTATACAGAAAAAATAAATATAGTATCTTCAAGTAATGCTGTTAGCGGTAATCTAACAATAAACTATCGTGATGGAAATGTTATTTTACATCATCACAATGCAAGTTTAACAAATGTTACATTTACAAATGTTCCTGCTGCTGGTTCTGCTGCTAGTTTAACTTGGATGGTTAAAGGAACTAATGGATTATATGGTTTAAGTCCAGGTTCCGAAGTTCAATGGGAAAGTGGAAATGCTCCAAGTATACCATCAACAGATAATGAGATTTCAATTTTTACTTTAATGACAATAGATGGTGGTTCAACATGGCTAGGTATAGTTGTTGCTGAAAACCAAGCTAATTTAACGTAATACTTTAATTTTTGGTAATATATTATGTTAGCAGATAGATTAAGAAATTCACCTATAAGAGATTATCTTGTTTCATATAATTTATATTCTTGGGGTGAGAATGGTAGTGGTGAACTTGGTATAGGTAACACCACAGATAAAAGTTCACCAAACCAAGTTGGTTCTGAAACAAGATGGACAGATATATCATCAGGAACTCACGATGACGTTGGAAAACAACATTCTCTTGCTATAGATAATAACCAAAGATTATGGGCATGGGGTGAGAATGGTAATGGTCAGTTGGGTATAGGTAACACAACTGATAAAAGTTCACCAATACAAGTTGGAACCGATAAATGGTTAAAAATTAGTGCTGGTTACGCAGTTAGTCATGGTATAAAGCATGATAATACCCTATGGGGCTGGGGATATTGGAACAACAGCAATATCGGTAGTGGATCATTTTCTGATGTAACAACCCCATCTCAGATATTAAGTGGTTCGGGCGATTATTGGATAGAAGTTTCAAGTAGATACAATCATTCATTTGCTATTACTAATGTGGGTGTGCTTTTTACATGGGGAACTGATCTATATGGTGAAACGGGATTGGGTTATGGTCCACCAGTATTGACAACCATTTCAACGCCAGAGACAGTTACACCAACTCCTGAGTTAGGATGGAAAATAGCTTCTGCTGGTAATCGATTCAGTCTTGCAATACAAAATGATGGAACACTTTGGGCATGGGGCGAAGATACCTATGGTCAGATTGGACTGAATGGCGGCGGTAGTGGAATGGGATATGAAAGTGTTCCAGTTCAAGTTGGTGCACTAACAACATGGAAAAATGTATCAGCCGGAGGCGGACATTCTTTAGCATTAAAAAATGATGGAACTATTTGGTCATGGGGATATAATGGTAATGGTCAATTAGGACATGGTGATACAACGGATAGAAGTTCACCAACACAAATAGGAAGTGCAACTGATTGGGTTGATATAAGTGCTGGATATGAGTTTTCTCTGGCACTCAAATCCGATGGAAGTTTGTATGCTTGGGGATTGAATAATATAGGACAATTAGGCGATGGATCAACAACTACTAGATTAACACCAAGACAAATTGGAACAAACACTATAAAATATAGAAATATAGATGCTGGTTTTGATTATTCTATGGGATTACGAGAATAAAGATAAAGGTTTTGTTATGGTAGTAAAAGAAGAAATGCATCCGTTAGATATTGCATTGCAGTTTTGTATAAATGGAAATCCAACTGAAAGTGAAAATATATTGAAATCATTACCCAATAATGATCCAAGAGTGCTTTTTAATTTAGGATGGCATGAAATGCGCCATGGAAATCTTAAAAAAGGTTTTGAATATATGAATTGTGGTCGTTTCATAAATGTATTCGGACTACCTGCACTTCCTGGAAAGATATGGAAAGACGAATCACTTGAAAACAAAACGCTTCTTTTCAGATGCGAAGGTGGTTACGGTGATCAAATACTTAATTTTCGTTTTGCTAAAAGATTTCAAGAAATGGGTGCAAGGGTTTTAGTATCATGTGCACCAGAATTGAAAGCATTATTCTCCCGTCATGGATTTATCTGTGTTGATAACGAAGTAATAATGTGTGCACATTATGATTATTGGGTGCCTGCTATGTCAGCTGCATACGTTTTGGATATAGAATATGACAAATTAGATGGATCTGCATATATTTTTCCAAATAATCCATTAAATCTTTTTTCAAATGAAAAAAAATTAAAAGTAGGTATTCGTTGGAGTGGAAATCCTGAGTTTGAACACGAACAACATAGAAGATTTCCTCCGGAACTAATGATAGACTTACACAATACATCAAATACAACATTTTATTCACTTCAACGTGATAGTAACACAAAAAATGGTCTTCCATTTTCAGATATGGCAGATAAAATGAAAAGTTGGGATGATACGGCAAACATAATTGCGGGTTTAGATTTAGTAATCACTTCATGCACTTCTATTGCTCATCTTGCCGCTGCTATGGGCATTCCAACGTGGATAGTTGTTCCAATAATGCCATATTATACATGGTCTTATCCGGGTGATAAGAGTTTTTGGTATAATTCCGTTACATTATTCAGACAGGAAGAATATGGAAATTGGGATAAACCTTTCGATGATATAAAAAAAGAGTTAATTAAACTTGCTAATAACAAAACTTTTTTGTAATTTAGTAACATATTTATAGTATATTGTTTACATATAACATTTAGAGAAAAAATGCAATACATCTATGTAGAAGATAATCAAGTTAAAGGATCTCCTAGTGAAATTCCTAAAAATTGGAAAAATATATCTAATTTTCATGCATTTGATGCAGAATTTTGGAAAATTCATGGCTGGTATCCGTATCGTTTTGTTAAAGTAGATGTTAATGATAACGAAGTATTAAATGGATCTAATGTAGTAATTGAAGAAAATGAAGTCGTTGAATATCAATTAAAGAGATTGAAAACCGAAGATGAAATACAAAATGAAATAAAAAGTGGATGGAGTAGAATTAGACTTCAAAGAAATGAATTATTAAAAAGATGCGATTGGACACAATTACCAGATTCACCATTAAACTCACAAAAGAAAACGGAATGGCAAATTTATCGTCAGCATTTAAGAGATATAACAGATCAAGAAAATCCATTTTCTATATCATGGCCAATAAATCCAGAATAAAATATGAATAATAAAATCTTAAAACTAATAAAAGAAATGAATCTTGCCATATTCAATGAAAATGAATTGGTAGATAAAGACGTTCTTGTAATTTATCCTGGTAAATTTCAACCAATGGCAATTTATCATCGTGAAGAATATGAAAGAATTTGCCGTAAGTTTGATAAAGATAATGTGTATATTGTTACCGATGATGTTACGGATCCAATAGAAAAACCATTGACCTATGACGAAAAGTTTGCAATTATGCGTCGTCATAATGTAAAACATATTCATAAATCAAATACACCGTTTCATGCAACAAATGTTATTGAACAATTTGATGGTGATTCAACTATTCTAATTTACGCGGTAGATAAAGCTGATGTTTCTAAATTAAAAGATTACAAAAGGTTAATGAAATGGAATGGTAGTAGTAAACTACCATACAAAGATATTCAGAATCCGTATGTTTATTACATGATAACAAATCATGTTCGATATGACATTCCATCATTTGGCGAAATGAATCCCAAATCAATTCAAAAGGCATTAAGTGATAGAGAAGCAAAATTATCGGAATTGAAATCTCGTTTCATTTCTATATTTGGTTGGTTTGATGCTGATATATTCAATATGGTTATCAGTAAATTCAATAGTAAACGTGGAAAAATAAAAGAAGATAACAAAGATAAAAATGGTTTAAGACCATTACACATGATAACAAGAAAATTTTGGAATAAAGTTTACAACGAAATAATAAAGTAAAAGGTTATGTTATGGAATTAAAAATTGATAGTCTTGATGATGTTAAGAAGTTACTTGCTGGAAAACATGAAAGTCAAGAAAAAGTTCAAGTTGGTTATACGGAAGAAGATACAGAAAAAAATCTTTCGAGAAAAGTTGGAGATAGATGGTTTGACGAAGATGGCAATGAGTGGGAACAAAGAAAAGGATATAAAATAAAACTTGGAAAGGAATGGCAACAAGAATTACATGAGTATCTAAATACATTTCAAAAATGTCCAAAAGAAACATGCACTTGCACTATGCCAAAAAGACTTGACCAAAAGATGAAGGCAATTCATGGAATGTGTTTTGATTGTGTTATTGATATGGAACATAAAATTCGTCTCGAAGGTAAATGGGATGAATATGAAAAA